ACTGATCAATTTAGAATTCTAAATGCAAATAATTTTGTAGAGACAGTGGAAAACTCTACAAATTCATATTATGTTGTAGTTGGACTCGCTAATGCAACCTCACCTGTTGTTGGTTTTGGTAGGAGTTCAGATTGGAATACAGAAACACCAAATCCCATTGATAGTTTTAATTACACTAATCATGTTGGTGATACGATGACTTTCGGGAAAAAGGTAACATCTGATAACGTAAGAAGGTTAATATCAAGAAGAAATTGGATACAAGGAACAAAATATGAAATGTATCGTCATGATTATAGTTTAAATAATCCTTCACCAGTTACTGGAGCTTCAAGATTATATGATTCAAGTTACTATGTAATGAATCAAAATTTTGATGTTTATATTTGTATTGATAATGGATCTAGTGGTATCAACACAACAGGAAATGCTTCACAAGACGAACCAATATTTACAGACCTAGAACCATCAAGAGCAGGAGAAAGTGGAGATGGGTATATTTGGAAATACTTATTTACAGTACCACCAAGTGATATAATTAAATTTGACTCTACTGAATATATCTCTGTTCCAAGTGATTGGCCAACAGCATCTACAACTCAAATACAATCAGTAAGAGAGAATGGAGATGCAAGTATTAATAATAATCAAATTAGAAAAGTATATATTGATCAACAAGGATTCGGATACACACAGAATCAATCAGGTGTTGAAGTAAATATTATTGGAGATGGTACAGGTGGTAAAGTTGTTATTGATACTGATAGTGAGGGTAAAATAACTGAAACTAATGTTTCATCAGGTGGTCAGGGATACACTTATGGAATGGTAGATCTTGGAAGTTTGGGTAATCCAACAACTAGAGCAAAATTGGTGCCAATTATACCTCCATCAAGAGGTCATGGTTTTGATTTATATAAAGAATTAGGAACTGATAAATTACTAGTGTATGCAAGATTTGATGATTCTACAAGGGATTTTCCTACAGATACTAAATTTGCTCAAATAAGTATAATCAAAAACCCAACATCTATTGGTTCAACATCCGTATTTACAGCAAATCAGTTTTCATCAGTTGATGCTATTAAAATAATATCACCAACAGGCACTCCTACAATTGGTGAAAAAATTGAACAATCAGTAACAGGAGGAACAGCAAAAGGTTACATAGTATCATATGATACCGATACTAATGTTTTAAAATATTATCAAGATAGATCTTTAGTTTTTAATCAAACAACTGGGGATCAAACTGATTATGTAGGTGTAACTACAGAGTCGAAAGTTTTAGCATTTGAATCAAGTGCTGATAAAATAATTGCTCCTACAAGTGGATTTTCAGCATCAGTAAATCAAAACTTCAGTGGTATTAGCACTAATCCTACTGGTAATAAAGTTATTTCTTTAGGAGTAAACTTTGAAAATGGTCTTGCAAATCCTGAGATAAATAAAGGGTCGGGTGATGTAGTTTATTTGGATAATAGACCAGTTATAACTAGAAACTCTCGACAAAAAGAGGATATCAAAATCATCTTGGAATTTTAAGAAATGACACAAAAAACTAATTTAAATATAAGTCCTTACTATGATGATTTTGATAAGGACGATCAATTTTATAAAGTATTATTCAAACCAGGTTTTCCAGTTCAAGCAAGAGAATTAACTACTTTACAGTCAATTCTTCAAAATCAACTTGAATCATTTGGAACTCATATGTTCAAAGATGGTTCAATGGTCATTCCTGGTAATATAGCATATGATCCAGATTATTATTCAATCAAAATTGAAAGAGAGTTTCTTGGAGTTCCTGTATCATTATATCTAGATGAGCTAAAAGGTAAAAAGTTAACAAGTAATAGCACTGGTGTAAGTGTTGTAATAGATGATTATTTGTATCCCGAAGATAATTCACAGATTGATACTTTAACTATTTTTGTAAAATATATTAATTCTGGACCTGATAATGTAGATGCGACTATGAATGATGGTGAATCATTAATAACAGAAGAACCATTTATATATGGAAATACACCAATTAGTGCAGGAGAGTCTGTTTTAAAACTCATAGATGATGAAGCATGTTTCGTTGGATCATCTGTATCAATATCTGCTGGAGTTTATTTCATCAGAGGTACTTTTGTTGAAGTTGCTGCCGATAAAATAGTTTTAAATCCATACGATAATGATCCATCATATAGAGTTGGTCTTAATATAAACGAACAACTACTAACTGCTAAACAAGATGAATCATTATATGATAATGCTAGAGGATTTTCTAATTTTGCTGCACCAGGTGCTGATAGATTAAAAATTGAAACAACATTAGCTAAAAAAGAATTAAGTGATGTTAATGATACTAATTTTCTTGAGTTAATTAGATTAGATGATGGTGAAATTAGATTTACTGCTGATAAAAGTCAATATAACTTAATAAGAGATTACTTTGCTAAAAGAACATATGAGGAATCTGGTGACTATTCATTAGAAGAATTTGAAATTGATGTTTTAGACTCTTTAAATGATGGTGTTACTGGTGAGGGAGTTTATAAAGAGGGTGAAATTACTGAGCAAGGTAACGAACCTGATGATGATTTAATGGTTGTAAAAGTATCATCTGGAAAGGCATATGTCAGAGGATATGATATATCTTTGGAATCTTCATCTCTCATAGATGTACCAAAACCTAGAGATGTAAAAACAATTGACTCTGCTCTAGTTCCATATCAAATGGGCACAATATTTAAAGTAAATCACGCATCTGGTGTACCTGCTCCTAATATTAATAGTGATACTGCAGTTGTAGAACTTTATAATAAACGAGTTAGTGTAGATGACGAAAAACAAGGTGATAAAATTGGTGAAGCAAGATTATATTCATTCTCAGTGCATGATGCATCATATACTGGGGACACAACTGAGTGGGATCTACGTTTGTTTGATGTACAAATATTTACTAAAATTGAATTAAATCAAAGTGTTACAAATACAGAAGTTCCTATTACATCATTTGTCAGAGGTATTAGTAGTGGTGCGACAGGATTTGTATCAATTGCTTCTGGTGGAACATCTACAATTCATCTAAGTGAAATAAGTGGTCAATTTATAGTGGGTGAACAAATTGTATTAAATGAGGATACATCTTTTATTAGATCCATCAAAGAAGTAAAAACCTTTGGAATACAAGATATTAAGGGTATTTTCCAAAATACATCCGCAATTGCTGGTTATGCTGTAAGTTTTACATCTGACACTGTTTTGAACAGAGTAATTTCTCCAACCTTTAGTAATTCTGATAAAATAACAATTACTGGAGCTGGTGCAACCACAAACGGAGCATTTAACTTTGTAGGACTCAGCACTGGAACTATTTTAAGATATACTCCAGAAGGAGAAACAGTAGAGAGATTTAATCGAATAGAAACTGTAGCTACTGATGGGCAGAGTGTCACATTATCAGCAACTCCAACTATCGCAGGTATTTGTAATGGATCATTACACTCTACAAAAATTAGCACAACTTTTGCTTTTGGTGTACCTAATATAAAAATTGAAGATAATAAAGGATTATATGCAGAATTTGAGAATAAAAATATTTCTGATGTAGATTTGTCAACTGCATCTCTTATTGTTGGAAAAAATATTACTGCCGAGTCAACAGATGGATCTGGTTTATTAACATTTAATCTAGCATCTAGTGGAATATCAAGTGCATTCTATGAAACTTTTGATGAAGAGAGATACTCAGTTCACTACAGTGACGGGGAGATTGAAGACTTAACTTCCGATCAATTTGTTTTAAGTGCAGATGGACAAACAGTTACGATAAATGGTTTAAGAACAAGTCAATCAAATATAGTTGTAAGTAGCACTCTTAAAAAACAAGCTCTAAAAAGTAAACAAAAAGATTATATAAGAAGTCAAAAATTATCAGTTGAAAAAACCGCAGTTGGAGTGAATACTTCTTTAACTGGAATGACACAATCAAAAGATTATGGTTTGCGAGTAGAAGATAAAGAAATATCATTAAATTGTCCAGATGTTGTTAAGATAATAGGTGTATATGAATCTCTCAATACTTTATCTCCAACATTAGACAAATTTACATTTCCTTCAGGATTAGGATTAGATACTAATAGTATCTTAGGTGAAAGAATAGTTGGAAGTGAAAGTGGTTCAGTTGCTCAAATAGTAAACAGAGTTTCTGCAACAGAAATAGAAATTTCACTTTTATCATCTACAGAATTTAATATTGGTGAAATAATTAATTTTAGAGAGTCTAATTTATCATCAACATTACAAGATATAACTTTTGGAAATAATTTAAATATTACTAATAATTACTCTTTAGACAAAGGACAAAGAGAGGAATTTTATGATATATCAAGAATAGTCAGAAAATCAAACTTTTCCGCACCTTCAAGAAAATTATTGATAATTTTCGACAAATATGAAGTACCATCAAATGACAAAGGTGATTTTTATACAGTTTCATCATATGATTTTGAGAAATTTGGAAAAGATATTCCTCATTTAAAAAATGATTTAAGAGCATCTGATACAATTGATTTTAGACCAAGAGTAAGTAATTATTCTGCAGGTGGTTCACCATTTGCATTTTCAAATAGAACATTCAATAATAATTTTAATCCTTCATTCATTGTCACCCCAGACGAAAGTTCTATAGTAGGTTACAGTTTTTATTTACCAAGAGTAGATAAAGTTGTTTTATCAAGTGATTCAGTAATGGGAGTTATGGTTGGGGAATCATCAACAAAACCCGTTCCTCCATCTGTAATTGATACAACTATGGAATTGGGAACAATTCATTTACCTGCATATCTTTATGATCCTAATGATGCAAAAATAGTTTTAACTGATAATGTAAGATTTACCATGAGAGATATTGGTAAATTGGAAGATAGAATTAAAAATTTAGAAATAACATCATCTTTAAGTTTACTTGAATTAGATACTAAAACACTTCAAATTCAAGATGCCGATGGACTGTCAAGATTTAAAACAGGATTCTTTGTTGATGATTTTAAAAATACTAATCTTATTGACATAGGAGATATTGATTGTGATATTACAGTTGATACAGAAGAAAATGAATTGATAGCACCTGTTAATTTTTGGTCTGTCAAACCTGAATTAGCATTAGATGCTTCAATTAATCTTAATACTGCTGATTTTTCTGCAAATTTACCCCTTCTAGATTCAAATGTAAGAAAAACAGGTGATTTAATAACTTTAGATTATCAAGAGTTAGAGTGGTTAGGAAATCAATTAGCGTCTAGAGTTGAAAATGTCAACCCATTTAATTTGACAGGATTTATTGGTACAATAAAATTAAATCCTGCGAATGACACATGGGTACGTAGTGTAACTATAGATGGTGGTAAGAAAACTATCACGGGTTCTGTGGCAAGAACTTACGTTGAGAAAAAACAAATCAGTTCAGAAGCTGACAAACATATTCGTTCAAGAAATGTAAGTTTTGAAGCAGATGGATTAAGACCAGTAACAAGATTTTATCCATTTTTTGATTTAACAAGTAATATTGATTTAGTACCAAAACTCATTGAAATATCAATGGTTTCTGGTATATTTACTAAGGGTGAAACAATAGAAGCAGTAAAGGATGGTAAAAAAGTTGCTGTATTTAGAAT